CTAGCTACCTCCTCCATGGATCAACACCTCGGTGGTAGGCTTGGCTTTAGCGCCTCCACCGGCGTAATAAGTCGTCTCCACCGTCTCGATGGCGAAGCTGGCGAAAATCTCCCTGACCTCCGGGGTGTCGTTCAGCGACATCACGAAGCGACCCTTGATTCCAGCCAACACCTCGGCCAAGTGTGCGAAGTCGTCACGGCTGAAGATGCCTTTGCCGTAGTAATCCTCGCACCGGTAATACGGCGGATCGAGGTAGAACAAGGTGTCGGGCCGATCCCAGCGCCGGATGCAATCGATCCAGGGCAAACACTCGATGACGGCGCCGGAAAGGCGGGAATGGGCAGCCTCCAGCATTGATTCCAGGCGGGTGAGGTTGAAACGAGCGCCGCTGCCGGGATGGACGGCGAAGCTGCCGTCGGGCTTGCCGGCATAGGACAGCCGCTGGAGATAGAGATATCGTGCCGCCCGCTCCAGATCGGTCAGGGTGTCGGGATCGGTCTGGCGCAGGCGCTCGAATTCCGCCCTGGCGGTGACGCGGAAGCGCAGGAAATCGATGAAATAGGCATAGTGCCGCTGCAAGACCCGGAACAGGGTGACGACGTCCCGGTTGATGTCATTCATCACCTCGGAGCGGGGAGCCAGCGAGCGGCGCAGGAACACGCCGCCCATTCCGACGAAGGGCTCCACATAGGTCTTGTGAGAGATCTCCGCGATACGGTCGATGATGGTGGCTGCCAGCAGGCGCTTGCCGCCGATATAGGCCGCCACCGGTTTGGCCGGCGTGCGGTGGGTGAACTCGGTCATAAATCGTCTTTCTCGGGCGCGCTGGGGCGCTCTGGTGAGGGGCTCGTGGCCCTCTGGACGTTGGTAATTGCCCCGCAGCGGGGGCACTTGATACTCACCTGCCCGACGAAATGGCCCTCGGCCAATTTGCGCCGGCAGGTGCCGCAGTGGATGGACTCCATGTGTTTGCATGCCCATAGTCGCCCCGCCCGTGCACCGGGTGCGGGGATGGCCAGATTGCGGCCGGGTCTGGTACATGCGGGCTATCCTCCCGTGGCTCTGGGCGTTGCTGCGCCCATCCCCCCGCCGGCCGAAACCAGCGGAAGCTCCTTACATTGTTACGACCACGTCACCGCCTGAGCGGCGGCGATGGTGGTGGCGGCATTGACCTCGGCCTTGAGGGTTTGCAAATGCTGGAACGCGGTCCAGCCCTGGGCCAGCATCGCCGCAGCCAAACCCTGGAGATCGGCGAAGCTGAACGGCACCTGGGTATTGTCCGCCGCGACCCAATAGAATCCGGCCGGCGTTGCCTGAGCGGCGGACAGGCCGGCCAGGGTCTGTTGCAACACCTGCACAGAGCCGGGATCGGCCTGGAAGGTCTTGGTCACCTTGCCCGCGGTGGTGAAGCTGACCGGCTGGGCGCAGTCCGCCGCATAGGCCGCCAACAGGATGGCGATCTGCTGGACCTGGGCATCAGCCAGCGTCTGCGGGGGCAGCGGGGCGAGGATATTTTGCAAGTCGACCTCCTATTGCGTCATCAGGCCGACGGCCCGGACCTGCTGGGTTTTGGCGTTGAGGGTCCGGATCCTGTATTGCACCGTGGTGCCCCCGCTGGTCAGTGCGATGGTCGCGGTCAGCAAGTGGTACCCGCCGGCCATGGTGATGCCGGTGTCCACCAGGGTTCCAAGCACCCAGTTGGTGCCGCCGTTGGAGGTGACCTCGGCCGTGACGTCGGTATTGATGACGGCGCCACTGCCAGCGGCCGACCACAGCACCATGATCTGTGCCTTGGCCGGGGCCGTCGCCGGAGCCGGCGACAATGCCGCCGACACCAGGGTCATGTTGGGCGGCGCAACGGTCTTGTAGAACGTGATTTCGCCAAATTCGGTATAGGAGTCGCCGTTATTGGAAGTGCAGTTGAAGCGGATCTTGTTGGCCGCCACCGGCGCAGCGATGGTGTAGCTGTTGGTGGTGGACAGGGTGGCGAAGGATTGGCTGCTGCGGCTGTCGACCGTGACCCAAGCACTGCCGTTCCATATGTCGATGGTCCACGCCACTGGATTGCGACTGGAGAAGCCGGCGGCGCGCGGCACAACGCTGTAAGAGGCAATGGTCACCGCCGCGCCGTAATCGACCACGATCACCGGAGTAGCGCCGGAAAAGCCGGCGAACGTCGTTTCGGTGTTGGCGCGGTCGAACGCCTTCCAGGCGTAGTCAGTGGTGTACTCAGGACTGCCGGTGGACGAGACTGTCACCCCCGACGTGGTGTAACCGGTCATCAGCGGGGTGGCGTTGGTGGTGCCGCCCGGATTGTCGTAATACTTGCCTGCCTCGTAGGTCTGTCCCGTCGTCCCGCTCACCCCCGACAGCGTGTCGGTGTTGAAAGCATCAAATCCGCCGTTGCTGTACTGTCCCGCCGCCCAGGCCCCGTTGATGGCGGCCAGCATATAATTTTGGATCACATCCTGCTGGAGCGCAGCGAATTGCGTCGCGGTCGGGCCGCCTCCGCCGGCATAGAACACCGCCCAATTGCCGGGGGTGGCGCCGTCGAACACCAGCAAGCCACCAGACCCGGCCGGAAAAGTGTAGCTGGCCCCGGCGGAGCCCTTGTTGACGCTGTCGGCCGACAACGGCGCGAAGGTGACGGCATAGGCATGGGCATCGATGCCGATGGCATAGCCGTTCCAGAGGGCGGCATCCGAGGAGGGGGCATTGATGGTGGCAGCAGCGGTGGCGCTGAGATTAGCGAAGTGATTGGCGGCGGCCAGGGTGACGGTGCCGGACACATAGGTCACCGGCTCGTTGGCTTGCAGGATGCCGGCCGCCAGCCGCAGGCTGTTGTCGGTGCCGGGCGCGGCGAAGGCCAGCGATCCCAGCGCCGGGCACCACGTCGTGCGGATATCCGCCCCCATGGCATTGGTCAGCGCCGTGGTTCCGGCGGCGACGGTCATCTGAGCCACGGGCAACTTACCCGCCACCACCGCTGGCGCCACCCCCGGATTGGCGGCGGTGCCAGCGATCACGCTGGCGCCCCCGGTGATGCGGTCGACCACCACCAGGTCGATGCGCGAATTGGGACTGGCCGGCGCGGCTGTCAGGGTCACCGTCTGCGCCGCCACGTTGGTGATGCCGCCAGCGGTGGGGATCACGCCGGCCGCTATGTGGACCACCATGTCGGCGCCGGTGACGGTCGGCTGGAACGGCGCCGCGACAAAGGAGAGGGCGGCAAGGTCGCTGTCGATGCCGGCTTGCCAGTTGCTCCAGCTCTGCGATGTGCTGTTGGTAGGGGCAAAGGCGTTCGCGAGGGGTGTGGTGGTCATGGTCCGGTGGCCTTCCAGCTTACAAGGCCGCCGGAATCGGTGCCGGCGGTCCAGCCGTGCAGCGTGCAGCCCGTGGTGGTGACATTGATGGCGGTGGCGCCGGTCATGCCGGCGCCCAGTGCAGTGACCTGGACGTTCGGCGCGGCATGGAACGGCGCGGAGAAGGTGATCGCCGTGCCGCCGCTGGCGACAGTGACCGGCGAGGCCGACGCGGTGCCGGCGCCGGTATCGGTCTTGATGGAGACATCGGCGGTGGGGATAAATCCGGTGACGACACAGGCCCCGCCGCTGTTATCCTGAAGCAGCCGGAACTTGGCGTAACGCGCGGTGACGGTGCCGACGCTCCACGGCCGCCAGACGCCCTGCCAGGTGATGTTGTCGCTGGACCAATCGACCAGCAGCGAGGTGTTGACGTTGCCGAGGCCGCTGGGGCCGAGTTGGGCGGCGATGGAGGCCCACAGCCGGATCTGATCGACCGCGCCGGTATCGATCACCGGACTGTCATAGGTCGAGGTCGCGACAGCGCCAGGGACAAATCCGGCCGCCGCCTGGGCCAAGGTCACCTGGTTGGCCAGCAAGGACGAGTCGGGGATCAGCACCCCGGTGTAGTGAAGCACGCAGCCGGTCAAGGTTCCGGGCCACGCGGGGGCCTGCTGGTTGGAGGCGATCACCGACTGAGCATTGGCCACGACCAGGTCGACGGTGACCATGCCGCCCGAAAGCTGATCCGAGTAGGGGTGGCGCTGCCGAAAACCGAAGGTATAGCTCCCCGGCTGAATCGAGGCGTTGGCGTCATACGAACCGCGCGCCGCCTCGGTCACCATGGACATGGCCGACCAGGCCTGGACCACCGAGACCCCGGTGGCGCAGCCCTGCGGGCCACAGGCGATGTCCATGGCGAAGTCGGGGTTGCTGTCCCAGGCGAAGTTGACGACGTTGCCGGCCTGCTGGGCCGAGACGCCGGTGGGCGCGGGCGGCAGCGGAGGGCCAATCAGGGTATAGCTGGTGGACGGCACCTCGGCGATGTCCTGACCGCCCCCGCCGTAGATGTTGTGGCTGACCAGCTTGATGGAGACGGTCTGGCCGATCTGATCCTTGCTATAGGGCAATTTGAGGATACAGGCGTCGCCCAGCCGCAGGAAGTTGGCGCCAATGGCATGAGCGCCATTGGGAGTCCCATAGACCCCACGCCGGAGATAGCCGAGGGTGTATTTGTTCGTCGCCGTTAGGGTGGCGGACTGGTAACTGATCAACTCACCATCAACCCAGCACAAGGTGACAAAGGCATCTGCCTCGGCCTGGGTTCCGCCGATCAGGGTGCCCCACGATTCGGTCAGATCGACCGCCAGCGTGTGGATGGTATCGGGGTCGGCGCCGGCCGCCAGCGCCGCACTCAACACCCCCATCCGGCATGGCCCGATGATGGTGCCGGCCAGCTTGTAGGTGGCATCGTCTCCGGTGGCCATCCACACCTGGCAGCCGCCCCAGGGCGGCAGGGCGGCGGTGGCCAGCCAAAGCTCCAACCCGGATGTGAGTTCCACCGGCGGCTCGAACAGGATCGGCGACACCGCGTCGCCGGGATCGGCGTTGTAGTTGGGCGCCGTCCCCTGTGCCGTGGCAAAGGTATGGATGGCTGATACCCCGGCGCCGCTCAAAACCTCCTCGAATGTCATGGCGAGGCTGAAATCGCTCTGCTCGGGGATCGAGATCACCTTGACGTAACGCGCAGTCACCCCCTGCACTGCCGATGAGATCCAGCCGCGATCACCGATATCCACCGCGATGGCCTGCTCGCCGACGGTGCCCTGCCACTGGTTGGCTGCGGCGGCCTTTTGCAGCAGCAATTGCGCCGATGTCCGCGCGGCGGTCCCGGTGGCGAACATGTGGGCCTGCTGGGTTTTGTCGGTGCGGACGCCGTAGCGGCGGATGGCGGCGACATCGCGAGCGGTGACGGTCTCGGGGCTGTATTGGTTGGCCCGGTTTAAAAACTCCAGCGTCACCTGATTGGTGATGGTGTCGGGGCGGGCGCGGTTGACCACCAGCGGATCGGCGGCCGAGGTGCCGGTGGCGGTCGCGGCGGCGTTGACCAACAGCCAGTCGTCATCGCCGAAATTGAAGACGGATGCGGGTGGGGTGAAGCTGGCGCCATTGGCCATCACCGCCGTATCGCAGCGGGGAATCAGGGTGATGCTGTCGGTGGTGCAGATGTCGGCATTGGTGTAGGTGGCGAGATCGGATAAGGCCTGCGCCGCCGTCTGCTGCTCGGAATAGCAGGCGCTGATGACCAGGCCGAGGCTAAGCGTATAGGACTGATATTGCGTTTGGGCGCCGAGACCCCACGCCGGGAATAACGAGCCGATACCCCAACGAGGATCGGTCAGCAGGCCGCCGACGAACAGGCTGGGATCGGCATCGCCGGGCGAGGCGGCGGCGGTGGTGCAGTAAAAGCCCTGGACCTCGAAATTGTTGTTGGGGGAGTTGGGCGAACTGCCGAGATTGAACGCCGACGATGCGGCATAGGCCATGTAGCTGTAGCTCAACCCGCGCGACGGCGGCTGTTGATTGGCCGAGGTGTAGCTGATGGTGACATCAACCCCGGCCTGGGCAGCGGCGAAGGCGTAGGTGCCTCCACTGACGGTGTATTGCATCGCCAGCGGCCCGGTACCCCCGATGACGAAGGCATCCCCGGTCTGGGCATCCACCACCCCATGATCGGTGACCGGAGCACCTGGCCAATTCACCGTCACCTGGTAGGGCGCCGACATCGGGATGGTATGGAGTTCCTGCACCACGGTCTGGCCGGCGAGATATCCCCACGGCGCCTGCCCCTGGGTGCCGTCAAAGACCGTCAGGCCGAGGGTCGGGGCATCGGTTTCGGTCTTGGCCGACCATACCGTCCCCACCCCGGCAATCGGCCCCTCGCACAGCCCGAACACGAACATGGCGGAATAGGTGGTGGTTGTGGTTCCGCCGCCGCTGTCGCCGCCGCCGCCGCCCTTGCCTCCCCCGCCACCACCACCGCCGCCGGAGGTCGTGGTAATGGTCTGGAAATTGCCGTAATCGAGCAGGTTGGGCGAAACCTTGGCGGTGCCGACCACCACCGGGATGATCTTGCCGTAGCACGACGTTTGGATGGTGACGCCAGCCGCCGCCGGCTGCTGTTGCGCCTGTGGCGGCTTGGTCGAGGGCATCAGGAACGACATTATTCGCCCCCGCGTGGCCAAAGGGTGAAATAGCGCGGCTCGCGGTCCTTGAGCAGCTTGCGGTCAAAGGGATCACGAACCGCATCGCCGAGGATGACGGCCTTGGCGCCAGCCGCAGCATGGATGATCACCGGCCATTCCACCACGATGGCGCCGTGAGCCCAGCGCCGCCCGACCTTCCACATGACGAAATCGCCCGGAGCCAACGGTCCGGAGAACTCGGTGGCGTATTCGAGGACGCGGTTGAGATAGCGTTCGGTGGCGGGATCGGCGGCATCACAATGCAGATGCCATTGGGCCGAGTATTCCTCGGGTGGGATCTCGGGGATCATTCCTGCGGCGGCATAGACGGCGGCGGGCAGATTGGCGCAATCGACCCCGGCTCCCTTGACCCGCTGGTTATGGTGATAGGGGGTGCCCAGCCAGCTCCGCGCCTCCGCTACCACGCGTTGCCGTGCGATCAGATCGGGCCGTGCAGTCAGATCCTGCATCTCAATTCGCCGTCGATGGGGGGGGCACGAAAAGCTGTCCCCGGAAATTGGTGTCGTTGGCGAACTTCGGGCACCCGCCAGCGTCCATGGTGCCATCGCATCCCGGGTGCAGCAGGCAGGCGTCGCCGGTCGACGGAGCCAGCGGGAACGGCGTCGCCAGGGTCAGGACCCCGCCGATCTGACTGGCGATGCTGCGGGACTGCCCCAGCAACGCTCCCGAGGTAAAGGTGATGTCGCCCTGATCGAACCAATGATCGGCCTGAGATAGGGTGGCCATGATGGTGGCGGTGGTCGACCCGGCGCCGGCTGTTCCCGTCACCGCCCAGATCGCCAGATTGATGCCACAGGCGGCATCGCCAAGGACCGAGAGGCAGCCCGGTTGATAGACCTCACGCGGCCACGGCTGCTGCAGCACGTCGTTGACGTTGTTGACGGCGAAGGTGACGACGCTGCCGCCAGCCGGACTGATGTCGCCGATCCTGCCCCGCCATTTGCGCACCGAGCCGGTGGAGGGCAGCGGCCAGAACGTGACGGAGGTCACCAGCGGCAGATAGGCGCGGCGGTATTCAAGGGTGGCGCCGTCGAACAGCCCCGCTTCTACCGCAGTGGTAAAGGGGATGCCCTCGATCATGGCGCGGCCCGGCAGGACGCTGACGGTCAGGGTCTGAACGTCGGTGCCGATCTTCCAGGTACATTGGGCGTTATCCCCCACCAGGCCCCAATAAGGACCGGTCCAGCCGCCGCAGGGATAGCGGACGCCGCCGTCAAGGATGTCGGCATCGCCGCCGGACCACCGCAGCACCGTGCCGTCCACCAGGGTGATGATATAGAGATCGACCCCAATGAACCGGCGCCCGGCCAGCAGCGTTTGAACTGCGGGTGAAACGGCCTTCATTATTTCACCGACTTGATGCGGACCTTGTCGGCGGAATACAGCGCGGCCAGCAGCAGTTTGGCCGTCAACCGATCATCCTCGAACCGGCAAGGGAAATAGAAGCTGAAGCTGGCGACGATGGCCGCCCCCGGAGCCGGTGCGGCGGCGAAGGTGACGAGTCCGGGGCTGGCGCCGTCAAAGTTGGAGACTGTCCAGCCGGTGGCCGGCACTCCGGCTACGGTGATCGACGATACGACGTTGGGCGCCCAGATCGGCTCCACATAGCCGCCAAAGCTGCGAACCAATTGGAAGGCCGTGGTAACGCCGTCGCCGACGCCGATTTCCTGGGCGGTCGCCGCGTTGTCGTCGGGATCGGTGTAGAGGAAGTTTCCGACCTGGGCGCCTGCCCCGTTGAACAGTGCGGTCAGCTGCTGCAATTCGGGGTTGGCAGGGGCGGCCCGCAGAAAATCGAACACCAATTCCCAGTGATAGACCGGATAGGTCCAGTTGCCGATCCGGGTTTCTTTGCCCGACCGGGCGGTCTGGACGGTGGTCGACCATTCCACCGTCTTGGGGATGTTCCAGCCGATGCCGGCGAGCGCGGGAAAAAGGGGAGTGGACATCCGCCTTACCTCCCCGCGACCTTGGCGCCGAGATTGATCTGACGGTTGAGGGCCGTGACCAGGGCGGAGCCGTTGCGGGTGAACAGATTGGCGACGTTGGCGGCATCGGGGCTGGAAACGGTGATGTAGTTGTGGATGTCGCCGCCGCCACTGCCACTCGGCGACCCGGCAGATCCGCCGCCCGACCCGGGCGAAGCGTTGAAACTGGCGGGGTCCCTGAGGGATGGCAGCGCCAGTGCGGGCATGGCGGGGATGCCCCCTCCTGTTAGCATGGCCCGCAACGGCACGGCCAGCGAGGCCGGCAGCACGGTTTCCTTCGCGTGGAGTTGGTACAGCGCCCCATCATATGGCACCTCTCCTTCACCGCCGAAGGAGGAGAACGCCATGATTCCGGCGAAGGCCGCCGCCGCGATACCGGCTCCGACCAACCAGCCATAGGGGATTTCCTCGCAGGCATCGGCATAGGCGCCTGCGGCGCCTCGGGCGGCCGATTTTCCAACCGAAACGGCGGTTTCGGTTTCCTCGACGCCTTCGCGGGTGGTGACGCCCGCCAATGTCTCCGTGGTCCGGGTTGTTTCCCCAACCGTTGTCGCCCCGGTCTTGGAGGTTTCCATCCCCAGCCACTGGGCGATCTGCTCGGACACGCGGGAGAGGAAACTGGTTTGCGCCGTCGCCTCGGCGGCATTGCGGGCGGCGACACCGTTGAGGGTGGCGCCGGTGCGGGCCGTCTGACCGGTGAGGACCGCCCCCGTTTTGGCGGTTTCCTTGGCCGCCGCGTCGATCACTTCCTGCTGGCCGGTGAGCTGCGACCACGCCTTCATTACCCCTTCCGACCAGATCCAGGTGCCGATCTTCTTGCTGGCCAGGTCGAACCACACCCCAGCGAGATTCAGCGCCAGACTGCGTTCCGATTGCTGGAACGTCTGGCCCTGCAGGGCCATGCCCTTGAACGCGCCACTGAAGGCCGATCCGATGCTGGCGGCGGAAGACTGCCAGTCCTGCATGACCGATATGGTCTGCTGATGGGTGGCGGCGAGATCGGCGAGGCGATAGGTCTGGTCGAGTTGGGCGATCTGTTTGTTGATGCGATCACGCTCCGCCACTTCCAGACCTTGGAGAGCAAGCTTTTGGGTCAGGGCGTCCCGCTCGACCTGATATTCCTCGGCCTTGATCTCGCGCAAGCGGGACAGGGCGTCATCATCATCCTGCATCCCCATCTCGCGCAGGAACCGTAGATTCTCGGCATCGGTCTCCAGGTCGGCTTTCTTGGCGCTGGCGCGGGAATCAATGCCCTCCGCCTCGATCCGGTTCAGTTCCTTCTGGTGTTCCTTCTCCATGTCATCGACGCGCTTTTCGGCGTCCAGATAGGCCTTGGAGTGTTCGCCGGCATAGCGCTTGACCGCCTCGGCCTCGGCCTTGGCGATGGCGATGCGCTGTTCGGACCCCTTGGCGGCCGCCGCGCGGTCACGCTCGAGCCCGGCCATGGTCTCGGCCTGCTTATCCGCCTCAATCGCCTTCTCCAGCCGCCGCACCTCGGCAGAGACCTGGGCGTAGTCCTTGTTGCCCTCGACCAGATGGCTTTTCTTTTCCTGCCAGAACTTGAGATCCTCGGTCTTGCGCTCGTCCAGCGAGCGCCGGTCGGCGGCCTGGATGTCGGCCAGCTCGCGGCGATAGCCTTCCATCTGCGATTCGCCGCCATCCTTCTTGTTGAGAGTGGTGGCCCGTTCGTTCTCCAGCCGGATCGCCTCCTTGATGTCGGAGATCCGGGCCTGAAGCTTGCCCTTCTCGGCATCGGGCGCGCTGGCCATCTGGGCTTCGAGCGCGGCCGACTGCTCGGTCAGCAGCTTCTTCTCGCCGGCGATCTGGCGCAGCTCGCGCTGGACCGTCAGGGTGCGGTCGAGGATATCCAGCACCCGCTTGTCGCGGTCGCCGCTATTCTCACCATCGCCATGGGGCTGGTATTTTGGCTTTTCCTCGGTTTTGGCCGGCTTGGGGGCGGCACCCTTATCGAACATGTCGCGATTGGCGGCGCGGATCTCGTCAAGGTGCCGCTTGATCTCGGCCGAGCGGATGCCCCACTCCTCGGCCAGCTTGCGCGGCATGTCCAGCGCCGTCTTCTGCGCTTCGGCCAGATCTCCGGTCACCGCCTGTTTGACCATGCGGGCGAATTCGAACACCGCCGTGGCGGCGACCTCGGACACCATCTTCATGCTGGCGAAGCCGGCCATGGCCGCCTGCACCACCATGGTGATCATGTCCAGCAGATCGCGCAGGGCGTGGCCGATCACGGCCACCGGGACTTCAAGGCTGCGGATGACATCGGCCAAGCCCCGCATGACGGAACTCAATCGCTCGCCCTTGGTTCCCGACCCGACGAAGGCGTCGCCAAGGTCATTCAGGGCATTGCCGGCTTCCTGCACCGCCCGCTGGAACGGGGTCTTGATCCCTTCCGCGGCCTGCTCCATCTCGGTGGCGAATTCCCGCGCCACCACCGCCTTGGCTCCCATCACGTCGCCGGCATCCATCATGTCGGCGACCAGTTGCTTGGTGCCGGCCGAGACCTTGTTGGTCTGCTGATCCAACTCCTCCAGCATCTTCTGCGGGTCGGCCATGGCCGCCGCCAGCTTGCGGGCCGCCGCTGGGCCATCCTCGCCGGTGACCAAGATCCAGCCTTCCATGCCGCGCGACAGGTCGGCCATCATCTGGGGCGTCACCGAACGGATGCGGGCGAATTCGGCGACGATGCCTTGCGCCGCCTCGGTGCTGATGCCGTGCATCATGGCGAGCTGATTGACGGTGGCGGCCAGACCGTCGCGGGTGAACAGCCCGGCTTGGCCGGACAGGGTCAAGGCGGTTTCGGTCTTGGCCAGGGCCTGGGCCGCCGCCTCGGCATGGGCGGTGATTTCATAGGCGGCGAAGCCCACGGCGGCCAGGGGAGCCGCGACCCGGAGAGCGGCCATGCCGATGGTGCCGAACCGTTCGGCCAGCACCATCAACGATCCGGGCATGCGGGCGAAATTACCGGTCATGGCCTCGTGGGCCAGCACGATCAGTTCGCGCCGCGCCCCCACCGTCATGTTGCCCACTTCGCCCATGGCGGCGCCGGCCTTGGCGGCATTGTCGTTAACGGCGGCCAGACTGCCGCTGCCGACTCCCACTTCCTTGATGGCGGCCCCGGCTCCCTTGGCGCTCGAGGCCAGCCCGGCGAAATGGGTTTGCAGGCGCTCCGACAGGACATTGAGGTCGGAGATCGGGACGATGCCTTCGCGGAAGCTTTGGTTCAGCCCCCTGGCGGCCTCGGCCATGGTCTTGGATGAGCCGGTGATCTGCTTGAACAGGGCATCGACGTCATGGGAGGCGGCATTGGTCGAGCCCAGGGCTTCCGCCAGCCGCGCCGAGGAATCGGCCAGCGTATCGACGCCATCCACCGCAGTGCCGACGCCGGAGGAAAAATCGGCGACATCGGCAGAGACTTTGACGCTGACATCATCCGTCGCCATGGCTACTCCAGAATTTCATGCGCCCGCAGGAACATCACCAAGGAAACCGGCAGGGGAGGATAGGTTTCCCACTGCCGGTTCAATTCCTCCCACAGGGGGAAGGTCAGCTTGCCGACTTGGCCGGGAGACCATCCGGTGCGGGCGCAGGCATGGGCGAAGAGCTGGTCCCAGCTTTCGATGGGATCGCCGTCGCCGCCAGGTGCTCCCCCAGGCGGACGAAGCCGCTGATATCGGCGACCACCTCCGACGCGGCGAAGATCTCGTCCACCCCGGTCGGCAGCAAACGCAACTCCGCCTCGGTGGCTTGGCCCTCGAGGGCGGCGACAATGACCCGCAGCCGGGCCAGCACCCGACCGCTTTGATCGAGGCTGTGCAACTCGGTCAAGGCCGGGAAGATGGCAGCCAACTGCTCCCAGGTGAGGACACCAACCGTCCAGACCTTGCCGCCGAAGGTGATCGCGTTGGCCGCCGCCTTGTCCTTGGCCCGGGCCATTAGACGGCTACCCCGTTGACCGACCGGCTGTAGATCTTGCCGCTGGGACCTTCCTGCGCCTCCCAGTCCACTTCGGGGGTGCAGAATTCGCCGTTCTTGCCGCCCTCGTTGTAGCTGGAGGCCTGGACGGCATAGATCAACATGTCGTCGGTCTGCAGCCCGGTGGGCGAGTTGTAGACGTTGTGGAGCGCAAGCTGGAACACCGGCGAAATGCCGGACTGCCCGTTGGTGACGGTATAGCTGTAGCCGCTGCCGGCCACCGAATAACCGTAGGAGATCAGCACCGGCACGGCGGCGGCGATATCGGCGGCACTGAAGACATAATTGCCACTGCCGTCGCAGGTATATTGGCCGGTGATGGGGGCGGCATTGACCCGCGTGAAGGTGGCGCCGTTGACCGCGTTGATCACGCCATTGTCATAGAGATAGGTGGCATGATTGGCCACCGCAACGGTGGCGGCACAGGTGGTGGCCTCGCTATCGGCCAGGGTGATCTGGCCCGAATTCAGCGAGATCCCGTGATAGAGGCTGGCGGCGATGCTTGGGTCCTGGCGCAGGAACTTGAGCTTGCCGGTCATGTCTTCCTCGGCACGCGCCAGGGCGACGGAATAGAGCTTCTGCCCGCGTCCCTTGACGATCTTGGCCTTGATCGTCACCGAGGCTTCCTGGATGTCGCAGATCTTGATCGGGGTGGGATTGGCGATGTCGGTCCGGCAGGCGAAGACCGAGCCGATACCGAATTTGTAGCGCTGAAGAGACATCGGGACTTACTCCATGTCGTCGAGATGGGCGAAGAGGGCGGCGAGGCCCCGCTTCAATTCGGTGGCCTGGTTGAGCAGGCCGGTCTGGCGGCTGAGCGGCGAATTGGGGACGTGCTTGTCCCAGACGGCCTGCAATTCGGCGATGGCGGCGGCGGCACGACTCTGGGGCGCGGCCGGGTTGGCAGGGGAGGGCGCGGGAGCGCCAGGAAGATCGGGATCGTCGGCCACGGATATGCTCCTTACAAAGAGGTGGGCTGGATGCCGTAGCGGGTCTGGAACACCATGCCCCACCACAGTTCCTGGTCTCGGAAGTCACTCAAGCCGGAGCGGGCCAGGGTCAGGCGCTTGAGGTTGGTGCCCGGCGCCCAGCCCAGCAGGCTGGCCAGCACCCTGTTCTCCAGGTCCACCAACTCGAGCTCCTTCGCGAAACCGTGAACAGAGCCGTGCAGGCGGATGAAGATCTGAACCTGGAACTGCGACACCACCACCTGGGGGCCACCATCCGATTGAGCGGGATTGGGCAGATCGGCCAACGGCAATACGTAAGCGTTGGGGCCGTCGCCCAGCGCGGCACCGGCCTTGGTGGCTGCGGCATAGCTGATGGAACCTTGAACCACCCGGAACAGCTTGGCGCCATTGGCGTCGGTGACCGCCTGCAGGCGTTCGATGACCGGTTGCAGCAGGATCATTCCGACCACCCGCGCTTGGCCATGATGTGGTCCTTGATCATGGTGACGTAGAGGGCGCGCTCTTCGTCGTTGATGCCGGCGAAGGGGCGTGCCGGAATGACGCTATGGCCCTCGCCGACCACCCGGCGCGCCATGGCCACCACCCGCTTGTCGCCAGCCTTGGCGAACAGCAGGGCCTTGTAGCCGTACTCGTCACCCGCCTTGGTTTTCCGCACCACCACGGCGCGGCGCATGGAGATGCGCGAATCCAGCAGGGTCCGGGCATAACGGCTGATATCGGCGCCGAACTGGTGGGCGGCGGCATAAGGCACGTTGGTGCCCCAGGTAACGCTGGTGGACGTGACCTGACGGGTGAAGGAGCCGCGCAGGCGGGTCGACCATTGCAGCTTCTTCTCGTGTCCGGCCTTTTCCTTCTTCCTGATGGTGCTGGGGCGGAGCGCCGCCCAGGCCTGACCATCGGGGTCAACCTCGCGCTCGAAGCGCATATCGGTGGACAGCATCCCCGAATTGCCGATCTTTTCCATGACCGGGGAGAGGTCGCGCGCCGCCATGGCGTAACCCATAAGGCGCTTGCGCACCCATTCGTCATCGAGCGCGAAATTGATTTGCCAGCCGGCCATTACCAGCCCCCCATCATGTCGGGGTTGAAACCGGTCTTCGGGACCACGGCGGCGATGCGGTTGGGAGACCCGGAGTCCTCGACACCGGCGGCCTCCAGGCGGAAGGCGCCACTGGCGACATCGCGCAGGGTGCGCATCGCATTGGTGTAGGCGCTGGTGACGGCGGCGCTGACTTCGTCCTTGTAAAGCAGGAAGCGGGCGATATCGCAGACCAGGCCGACGATGGACGGCGGCACCGGACTGAGCGGCAGCTGATAGCGCGCCGTGGCATAGCCATCCACCAGGGCGGAGGCATCGTCCAGGCGCACCCCGATCACGGTGGCGTCGGGCGTGCCGGTGCCGCTTCGGTCGGTCAGAGCGGTCAGCTCGTTCGATCCGAAGCGGTCGGTCATATCCTGGAGGACGGCGTAAGCCATTGCTTAGGCCCCGTTGGCGCCGGCAGGATCAATTGGGGCATCCGCCACGGGGTCGCGGCCGACAATGCCCAACCGAGCCAGATCGGCGGCGACGCCCTCGGTGAGCGCCACCAGGTCGTCGGCGGTGTAATCCTCGCCGTCGTGCCGGAGACGCTTCAGCACCTTGTACGGGCGGGTGGTCTGATCGCCCTTGGTGGGTTTCTTGGCCATGGGAATGCCCCCCTTAGATCGGAGTCTGGATCAGGAACCCGGCCTGGGCGCAGGTGATCACCGGCGCCCGCTCGTAGACCGTGGGATACAGCCACGAGCGGATCTCGCGCTCCACATAGGGCTGTTCCACATGGGGGTTGCCGTCCATGGTGTAGGTGTAGGCGAAACTCGGCTCTTCCATGCCGCCCGGGGTCTGGGGCGAGAACGACAACAGGGCGATACTGCCCCAGACATCGCTCATATTGCCCTGGTCGTCGGCGCAGACTGCGCGGCCGACCACCACCCGGTCCACGTTGAAGTACTTGGCCAGCATCACTTCGGTGATGCTGTCGGCGCTGGTGAATTTGAACTGATCCTTGATCTTGGGATGGTTCTTGAGGGTGTTGAAGACCTTCGGCCCCAGGGTCAGGGTGTCGGGATAGATGCCCACGGAAGAGCGGATGGCTTCGCGGGCCTCGTCAACGTCGACGACCGGGTTGGAGTTGACGTAATCGGACCATTTGGAGGTGCCCGACAGCGCCACGGTGTGGTTGCTGTCATAGGCGGCGGCATTGGTGACCAGGTTGGCCTGCTCGATCTCCAGGCCGAGGGTGACGACGCGCATGGTCAGGTTGACGCACCGCGTGCCGAGGTCGATGCCCGGCATGACGGCGGCGTCGCGCAGCCACTCGAACGGCACCTTGCCCTCGACCGCGTCCTGATACAGCGCATACTTCTCACCGAGATAGCCGAGGTCGATCCGGTGCATGCGGGCGCCGGGGGCGCGGCGAAGGTTGGCGGCCATGAAGGCCTCTTTGCCGAACTGGAGCACCTGGCCGCCGGAGATCGTGACCGGCACGCGCGGGCAGACGATGCCGCCGATGAACTGGGAATTGGAATAGCCCAGCGCGACGCTGGTCAGGATCGGATCAATTACCCGAACCTGGGCTGCATTCATGGTCATGAGGATGGCCCCTTTACTTCAGCAGGATTTCGACGAACGCCCCAGCGGCGGATGCCGCCTGCAGGGCATATCCGACCAGGAAGTCGGGAGTGCCCGAGCCGGTCAGCACCCCACCATTGGCGGCGGTGCTGGTCACCCCGGTGGCACCGGCGGCGATGGCCAAGGCCGAACCGACGATGGCGCGGCCCTGGTTGTCGGAGATGATCGGATCGCCGACGTTGAAGGCGGCGCCGGACTCGATGATGGCGGTGCCCTTGGTGGTCACCGCGATATTCTGGCCGGCCGCCGAGGCGGCATATTCCGCGACGCCCTTGACCTTCTGGCCCTGAGCGCTGGCCTGATTGTCGTCGAAGCCGACGCAACGATTGGCCCCGATGACGCCACCGGCGACGGCGGTCAGCGAGAGCAGGCTATTGCCGGTCTTGCTCACGGCATTACTCCTTGTTTACGGCCTTGACGGCGTTGATGTAGGTCGTGTCGGGGTGCTGGCGCTGATACTGGAGCGCCTGACCGTGGAGCCGCAGGCGCTCGGGATCGACGATGGCGCCGGGAGGGGCCGAGAACTCGATGGAGGCGGTGCTGACGCCATCGCCGGGCGCCAATTCGCCGAACTCCACCATCTTCGGCGCGGCGGCGAGCTGACGCTTATAGGCATCGAGCGGCTTGACCTGGGCTTTCTTGCCGTCACTCTCGGCGAACTCGATCACTTGGGTCTGGTCGGCAAGGCTTTCCATGAAGGCCAGGGTGTTGTCCTTCTGAGCCGGCAGGAACTTGCCCAGCTTGACCAGGCCGTCGAGAAACATCTCATTGTCGCGCCGTCCTTGCGCGCGCTCCTGTTGGGAGAAGGTGACCTCCCGCTCCTTGAGCTTGGCCTCACGGGCTTCGATATCGCGGAGGCGCGCATCCACGTCCTGGTCGGTGGCTTTATCGGCCATCACGGTTCCTTTCGGGTCTTGGGAAAAAGCGGGAGAAGCGGTGGCGACGGAATCATCGCCGTCCGGCTCGCGGTCGTCGTCTTCCGCCCACGAGACGATGTAGCTGGGGAGCGCCTGGTCGGCATCGGCGAGGCCGAACTTGGCGATGAAGAACTCGCGCAAGGTCCTCAGGACCGACCCGAGCGGCAGATCGCCCTGGCCGAACTCGACGAAATCGTCGTCGCCGGCGGCGAAGGAAAGCGGCTTGAGGCCGGAAACGGCGGGGGGCATGGCGCCCAGGCAGCCGACATGGCGCAGATAGTAGCCTCCACGCTTGGGATTGGCCTTGGACGCGGGGGGATAGAAGGCGGCCGAAACGTGCTTGTACTCGCCCTTCCCCACGGCGGCCGAGAAGGCGGGGCTGACCTGATCGACCTCCGCCAACAGCCGGCCATCGGTGAACTCAAGGCGTTTGACCCAACCTTGGGCGGGATCGTCATGCTTGGGATGGCCCGCCACCAAGGGCGCCTCGTGAACCGCCGGATCATAAGCGGTGGCCACGGCTGCCAGATCGGCATCGGTAAAGGTGATCTCCTCCCCGGCCCGGGTCGTGAACGTCCCGGAGCGGAAGATCTCGATCTTCTTCGGCGCGGCTGTTGGCACGGACCTCGTCTCCTCAGGCATGGGGGTCGAGGCGATATTGGCGTCGTGAGGAGATGGGGGCCGCGCGGAACAGCTTCCGCTTCGCCGGTCGTCGATGTTGAGGGAGGGGCGCGCCGGGATGCTGTGGCCGATGGCCGTTGCGCCCCACCATCCTGCCGGCTACCGGTCCCGGACGCAAGAGCCTCGGCCGCCCTGCCTCATGCATGCCCCGGATTGCTCCGCTAACGGGGGGCTAACGCATGGGTTCGGGGTGGGCCGCGCCATCGCCCCATGCGAGGCATCCCTGGGCTGCCAGGGCGGTTTCCCGGCGCCCCTTCCGCCGCTGGCCCGGCGGTGCTATACTGGCCCTTGCAGCCGTCTGGTGGGGCGCCCCTCAATTCCAGCCGGTGGGCGACGTGGCCGGGGCGCTGACCATAGTCACATCCTCATCATTTCCGGTAGATGCGAAGCCCGCTACGCAGATTGCCGAACGCCGATTGTCCGCCGCGCAAGAAGGTCAGGCCGCTCCAGCGGTTGCCATCGGCGTCGGCGACGAGGCCAAGTACCCGGTCCTTGCCCAATTGCAGGTACTGCACATAGCGGCGCCGCAAGGATACTCGTCCCGATTCGTCGGATGCGGCGAACCCGATCCAAATTTCCTGGGGGTCGGTGACCAGATCCGGGATGAACGGGAAAAACGCTTCACGGCCATCCTGGCGGCCGGGTTTTTCCAGCATGTGATCAACGATGGCTTGCGAGACCGACACGGTCTCGCCGGACGGATCGGTAAAGGTGACGTCATCGCCGCCGATGGCCAGTCGCAGCAATTCGCGAAGCCGATCAGGATCAACCACCGGCGCAGGCGGCATCCCCGGCAGTGTCGGCGCCGGGGGAATGGCCGGGGCGCGCGGCCCTTCCGTCACCGTCGTCGCGACGGGATCGAGAGGCTCTGCCACCTGACGCAAGCCTGCCGGCACGTCAAGCTCCGTCCATGAGCCATGCTTTTCGATGGCCACCCGGTCGGCGCCGCGTCCCCAGGCCGCCTTGCCGACATTGTAGCCGAATCCGGTGTCGACGCCCTCGGGCACGCTCACCGTCTCGGTGCCATCGGGAGTCTGCAAGGGACGCTGTTCCCACAGGATGGCCGGGATATCCTCGGCCGAAGTCACCGTCCAGCCCCAGCGCGCCAGGTCGTGATCGGTGAGGAACTGGATCGAGCAGCGGCAGTTCCAGCCATTCGGCGGAAAGTGGGTGTCCCAGAACGGGTGATCCATCGGCAGGATCACACCGTGCCATTCCCGGTGCGCCGGCCGGGTGCGGCTGTCGAGGACGGCGGTATAGCGGATATAGACCTTGGTGCCGTCCGCCGCCAGGCGCAGGCCCTGTGCCCACCGTCCCGCCGCCACCGCCATGCGCATGTTGGTGTTGTAGATGACCGCCGAGCGCCAATTGCGCGAGCCGTTATAGTCCCAGCCATGGGCGGCGACGATGCGGTCGAAGTCCTGGCGGAACTGCGCCAGGGTGCGTCCCTCGGCGATGGCGGCGTTAATGGCCGCGTGGAAGTCGGCGATCAGTTGGGATTTGATGGCGCCGGCCACCACGAAGGCCCGCGCATGCATGGCCTCGCGGATATCCGTCCACGAGGCGGTGGGCACGTCGAGCTTACCGCGCAGGAAGTCGATGGCCTCCTGAAACGGCAGCGCGAAGCCGGCATCAGCCATGGACCATCTCGGATCGGCCGGTCAACTCCGCGACCTGGAGCGCCTGCGACATCGCCAACGCCAGATCACGGTCATCAATCTTGGGGTAGAGCCGGACCAGGTCGGCCGCCAACCCGTCAAGGCTGGTAGCGGAATTGATTAGGCTGTGAATCTGACCGATCAAATCAGCCATGGCCGGCATCGCCGCCTGAGCCAATTGATCGGACAGATCGTCGGCGCCATCGCGTGGAGTGGTGTCGCCCAGCTCCGCCTGGCCGAATTCGCTATCCGACTGCTCGGTCTGCGGCGCCACGGCCACCGCCAACGGCGCCGGGCCGCTGGCCGTCCCCACATAGATCCAGTCGCCCTTCCATTGCGGCATGATGTCGGCGGTGGGATCGGCCGGAACCCAGCCGGCCTGGCGAGCGCTGGTGATGAAGGTGAGGGCCAACTGGCGGGCCTGGATCTTCTTCTGGTCGCGCACCGCCTCCTCTTCCTCGCGCGCCATGCGGGGCCGTGTCAGCACCGGGCGCCGGGCCTCGGGGTAATTCAGCGCGACGATCCACTCCACCAACTGCTCGGTATGGCCGGCGCAGAGCACATCGGAGTCGGAATCGGCCAGCTCCTCGCGGACCACATTGTGGGTCTCCGAGGCGGCGCGCGACCCGCCTCCCCGGATCGAGGAGGTCAACGTCTCGCCGAGGATGGCCAGCGTGATCATCTCGTCCATGTAGCGGCAGAGATCTTCGTAGGTGTTGACGTTACCGGACCGCGTCGCCTCCAGCAGTTTGACGATGGTGCCGTTGGGAACCACCAGGGCGGACCGCTGGGCGATACCGGCCAGCACGTTCAGCAGCTTGTCCTGTTCGTTGTCGAGCATCCCCTCGGGGTACTCGCCGACCACGGTGGGAGACCCGAACTTCTCGGCGAAGGCCAGCCAGAACGAGATGCCCTGGCGCTTGAAGAAGCAAGGCCAGAACAGGGTGTTGCCGAGGCCGAGGCCATAGGGATCGCCGGTCTTATCGCCGAAATGGTGGACCAGGAACTTGCGCGGCGGTAGTTCCTCGCCTTGGAGCATGTTCTCGAAGGTCAGAATCCGCAGCAGCTGCTCGTCATCGAACACGAAGCGCCGCTGGTCCTTGGGCTTGACATCGGCCGGCACGATGAAATTGTCCGGGCAGACCGTCCAGATGGTCTCGCCCACCGAATAGCCCTTGAGGGTGGCATCCATCTGCTCGGTGCAGATGCGGTCGTACCGAAAGCCCCACTCACCCTTCAGCACTCGCTCGACCAGTTGGGCCGCCTTGCGGTCAACCCGCGCGGTGCCCCCTGGCGTAATCACCCATGTGCGCGCCACCACCGCCGCATAACGCTTGCGCAGCAGTGCCCCCACCAGCGGATCGCGGGCGATCTCGTCATAGATCTTGAGGCCGCGACCGCCTCCGCGCGTCAACAGGATCTCGTCCTGGGGACGCATGGTGTGGGCGAACAACAGGTGGAAGATGTCGCGGTCGGCGCCGGCGACCTCGCGCCTCAGAGCGGGTGGAACCTTGCCCATCTGTGGCCCAGTGGTGTCTTCGCTCAAAGCTCAGCCTCCGATGAAATCGCTGTATCTGCCCCCTGCGGAGCGAATGCCGCCGGTGCGGGCGCCCGACGTACCCCCGGCGGACCGGACGATGCGCCAGAGCATTTCCAGCGCATCGGGGCCGTCGTCGTGGTCGGCATGCGGCCAATGCCTTAATTGCTCCAACAGGGTGGCGTGGTTGGGATTGAAGCGGATCAGCCCATTGGCGACGTGCGGCTGCAGGCTTTCGATGCGCAGCTCCTTGTCGTCGCTGTTGAGGATCGGGACCGCCGGCACCGGGCACCCCATGATGGCCGAGCGCCGGACCAGTTCGGTGCGGAAGAATTCCTGGAACTGGACGCTCTCAATGCCCCAGCGCAGGCAGTGGTATTCCTGATGCAGGGCGATGATGTCCGAGATGATCTTGTCCGGCAGGCGGCGGCGGATCGCCGCCTCGACCACGTCCAGCACACCGGTCTCGCGATTGAGGCCACCCACCAGGACGGCCGAGGGATCGTTGCGCCGGGACTTCTTGCCCAAGCTGGGGTCGCAGACCCCGAAGAACACCCAATGGCGCAGGCGGTCGACCCAGAAGGTCACCTTGGCGAACATGGCGTCGGCGTCGGAAATGGGATCGTTCATGTACTCGGAATCGAACGCGGCGCGGCCGACCCGGACGCGGATCTCCATCAAGCGCTTGAACGGCTGCACCGCCGGCCACAACACCTCGGCTCCGGTCTCCATCTCGGACTGATGCAGGGCGTGGAAGGCATCGGCCGTCGCCTTGCCATCGTTGCGCATCACCTCTTCCCAGCGGTCCCACAGGTCCATGCGGTCGGGCCAGCGGATCACCGCCTTGAACCGGGTCGCCTGCCACATGGGGTTGTTGAGCTTGCGCGCCAGCACCGCGTCGTAATGCAGGATGGTGCCGACATAGAAGATGTCCATGGAGCCATCGGGCGGCCCCAGCGGATCGACCGCCTTGTCGATCCACGATTCCAGCTTGTCGCGCTGTTCCGGCGACCGGACGTTCTCGTCATTCTCGATGTCGTCGAGCCAGACCATATCGGGTCGGCGGGCACCATGACGCACGCCGCGCAGCCGCTTGCCCGAGCCGAAGGCCTGGATCTTGTGGCCACTATTGGTGACGATCACGCCGACCTTCCAGGCGCGGCCCTTGCCGACCCGGTCGGGATAATCGGCGGCCAGACGCGGGTTGACCTCCAGTTCGGCCTTGATGCCCTCCAGCATTTCGGCGGCCTGGTCGAAACTGTCCGACATCAGGCACATGAAATGCTTGCGGTCGGTCAGGTCGCACCACAGGTGGAAGATCTGGCCATAGGTGGTCTTGGCATTGCCGCGCGGTGCCGCGATGGACTCGCGGGCGCCATCGGCCGCATCGACGGCCTCGGGTAGCCGCTTGAACAGGAAGCGGTGGAAAACGCTGGCCTCGGTCGAGACGTAATGGGGAAAATAGGTGCGGCAGAAGAAGGCGAAATCGGCCTCGGCCTGCTGGCGCCGCTCGGCCGAGGCGACGGGATCGATGGAGAATCCGTCAACCTCGGCCTCGATATAGGCTTTGAGGTCGCCGGCCAGTTCGGCCATCGTCCGCAGGAAGTCGGCCTGGGAGGCGGGTTTGGCCGCAGCCATGGGATCAGCCGTACTTGCGGGCGGTGGCGAGCGCGAACGGCTCCAGGATCTCGGCCAGGGCGGCGGCGTGACCGGGGAACCGATCACGCACAAACATCGCCAGATCTTGCAGCAGTTCGGTGGCCACGGCGAAGCGTCCCAGCTCGGGCGCCGCCTTGGCCGAGGCCGACATGGTCTTGGCGAAGGCATCGGCCAGGCGCGACAGAGCTTCGGCGCGGGCCAGCGCCGGGACATTGGTCTCCGCCTTCAGGTTCTCGACCGTGGCCTGATGCAGCGCCAGATAATCGGCCAGAACCATTTGCACGATGGTGCCGATGCCGGCATGGGTGAGCGAATGGGCGGCGCGCGACCTGTCCCAATCATCGCCACCGGCCTCGGCGGCGGCCTTCCACTTTCTCGCCGTGGCGAAGGGGATGCCATGCTGCTGGGATGCCTGCTCCAGGGGGAGCTTGTCCCTCACATAGGAGTCGCGCACGGCGGCCTTGACCTCGGGCTTGTGCGCCATGGTCAGCTCCGCAGCAGATCGCTGGCGGCGTTAGCGGCGCCCCGCATGATGTCACCCGGCAATGGCCGCTTAACGCCCTCGACCACCACCCGGCCAGCGACCACATCACCGCCGCGCGTCTCCAGCCGCACCACCTTGACGCTGGCGACGAACTCGATGGACACCAGATCGCGCTCGGCCAGCCACAGGCACAGGGTGTCCACTTCGGCCCGGGTCATGTCGAGGCCGATGGCGGTCAGCAGCTCTTGCAGCACGCTGGTGTTGAGGCGGTAGTCGGTGTCCTCGGCGAGGAAGCGCAGGACGGCCAGACGCGCCGAGGCCCGCAGGATATCCCGGAGGTCGCTCATGACCGATCTCCCAAGGCGCCGGAAACAATGTCGCGAACGGGTTGCTCGACCCGCTGGATCACGGCGGTGACCACCCTGATATCGCCCGATAGACGCTCCATCTTGATGCGCAGATCGGCGACATCGTCCTTGGTCGGCAGGGTGGAGAGCAGCGTCTCGACCCTCTCGAACCGTGCTTCACCCTTGGCGAGACGGGCGGTAAGCTCATCGTGCTCACCTTCGTGGTCCGTCTGATATCGGGCCATCTCGGCCTTGGTGACGACCTCCTTTCGGAGGCTCCAATGCATCCAGGCGAACAGCCCCAGCAGGACGGTGGAGATCGCCCCCAGCGCCTCGAGCACCAGGCGCGCCAGATCGATCCATTCCGCGTGTGTCATCTCGCCCCCGTCAGATGGCGGGCACAAAACCCGCAGACATTGGTTCCCGGCACCGCTTCGCGGCGCGCATCGGGGATTCGCTCTCTGCAGGAATTGCAGAGATAGGCACTCTTACCGGCCGGCCTGGGCCGGTCCAGGACGGCAGCCACCGCTGCCGCCCTGTCCGCTGTTTCCCGCTCCGAAGCCAGGTCGGCGCTGTCGGCCATTACGACTTCGCGGCGGCCGTCGTCGGAGCCGTGGTGGGAGCCCCCGTCGCCGGAGTCGCCGGCACGGGAACCGCCGGCACCGGCGTCGGGGCCACCACGGGGGCAGCGGCCGGGGCGAGCGCCTTGGCGCAGTCGGCCTGGATGTCCTTGTGGACCGGATCATCAAGGGTGGCCGCCAGCGCCGCAGGGGCGCCCTGGCCGGCCAGCGTGGCCAGAGGTACCCCGACATCCACGGCGACGGGCTGGGCGACGGCATCGGCCTCGCAGGCGTCGGTGATCAGGGCGGTTTCGGTGCAAGCGGTCATGGCGCTGACGGACAGCAGCGCAAAGGCGCAGAGGGCGATGATCTTACGCATGTTGGACTCTCCTGTTAGGCCCGAGAGGGCCAATCCCAATGGGACGAGGTGTTGAGGGTGTCCGGCGGACACTCGTTGCGGCACACCGAGGTGACCGGGCCGGGAGCGGCGCCGTCGAAGAACACCATCAGGTTGACGCAGGACGGCCCCCAGACGCGGGTGATGATGGCCGGATGCATGCGGGTGCCGTTGATCTTGGCCGCCGAGTCGTCCTGGTAGTAGTGGACGATGCGACCCACGGTCGGGAGTTGTTCGGACATTGAGGGCCTCACTGTTGGCCGGCGGCGGCGGGGGCGGCCGGCGCGGGCTGGGGAACCGGGGATGACGGCAGGGCGGCGCTGACCTGGTCGCTGGCCGCCTGCAGGCTGCTGGCCATGGCGGCATGGACCGACTGGATGGTGGTCAGCGCATTGGTGATGGATGTGGCCAAGCCGATCAGGTCGGCGGGGGGGCCGGTGATGGTGGCCCCCCCGCTGGCGGGCGCGGCAACGGCAGCCGGTTGGTCGACCGCGGGAAGGTCGGCGCTCCCCTTGTCGGTGGCGGCGGCGATCAGGTTGGCGACCTGGGCCACCTCGGGCGGGATGGCATGACCCAACGGCGTGGTGGTGATCCAGCGCATGAAGGCGATGGACGCCGCCGTCAGAGCGAAGATGGCGTCGAGCCAGCCATTGACCACGTCGGGAGCGAGATGATGGCCGAAGATCCCGGCCACGCCGATGATGCCGGCAAAAATGAGGGTGCGGTAACCGGTCACTTGGACCTCCCCTGGTTGGGATGGATGTTGAAAAGATCGGGGCACAGGCCGTGGGTGACACGTCCCCACCAGCGCCGGAGGGCCGGCCAGAACGGCCACCAACCCCAGCGGCGCAGGGCGTCCTCACCCAGGAACCACAGGGCGGTCAGAATCGACGCGAGGGTGCAGAAGCCGGCGATGACGATGGCGATGTCGCGAATGGTCTCGATCACAACGCCCCTCCCGCCGCGTCGAGGGCGGCGATGTAGCTGGCGATACGGTGATCGACCTCGACACCATCCAGCCCCGGCGACGGCGTGCCGATTGGGATCAAGGCTGCGCCAGGGGAGAAGATCGGCGGCAGATCGGGAATCTCATCGGCACCGTGGCGATAGAGCGGCACCGGCAGCTTGGCGCGACTGAACATGCGGGAGACCGCCGGACCGCCCGACACCCGAGGCGGTCCGAAGCCGATGATGGCGGTGAGCAGCGACAGCTTGTCCCGCACCATCATGGCGCCGACCAGCAGCGCGATGGCGGCTCCGAGCGAATGGCCGGTCAGGATGGTGGGCTGTCCGGCCTCGGTGACGGCGCGGCACACCTCGGGATAGACCGCCTCGGCCAGGTCGGCGAAGCCGTGGTGGACGTAGCCGATGCCAGCGAGAAAACGGGGCCGGATATCGAGATCGTCCAGCGCCTGGCGCGCATCATGGGTGCCCTGAAAGGCCACCGCGAAACCATCGGCGGTCGAGGCGGTCAGCGCCTTGGCCTCGCCCACCACCAAGTCGGTGTGGTCATAGGCATGTCGGCACAGATCGGCATAGGGACGCGGGTCGATCATGATGCCCGCACCACTTGGTAGAAGACATGATGCAGATGGGCCGCGACCTGGTTGGCGGGGATCGCCCAGTCGGGCATGCGCTTGACGGCATGCGGGTTGAGGTAATGGGTGGCCTCATGGGCGCTCCCCTTCGCCGCGCCGCTCACGGCGGCCTGGGCAATCTCCAGCGCTTCCGGCCACAGCGGATCGTGCGTCAGGCCGGGAAGTTTGAGGCGGTTGGGATCGCCCGGCAGCCAGCAGTCGTACTGATAGCTCTTGAGGCACACTTCCTTGGGCGTCTCCCCCCACCAATAGGGCGCGCCGGTGCGGGCGCGATGGGCCACGGCGATCTGGACACGGGTCATGATGGTGTCGGCCACCATGGTGCGGCCGATGCGGTCTTCGCCGCGCGCCTCGCCGAGCAGGGTGAGCGCCAGGATCACCGCGTCGGTCTGTTCGGCCGCCCAGGCGTCGATATCGGGGATAGGAGATTGATCGGACACGGGACGCCCTCACGAAGATGCGATCTTCGGCGAAGGTATCCATGGAGGAGAGGGGGGGCCGCGCGGAAGAGCTTCCGCTTTCGGTCAGGTCAGGAGATCAAGCTGTCGCTCATCGACCGGGCGAGCGCGGCGCGCGGGCGGTGCCGATACCCCACTCGACCGCACCATCCGAACATAGCGTTCGTGGCACCCCAGCGCCACGGCGGTTTCGCGGGTCGTGCCCGGATGGGCCAGGATCTTGGCTTTGAGGTGGTCCAGCGATCCCGCCCGAGGGATATCATGGTAGCCGCCGCCGCAGATCTCCGCTACCACCTTGGCGGCACGGACGCCAATGAGATCGACAAGCACGCTCCCCGGCTTGTCCGAGATGTAGCGCTTGGTGCCTCCCCATCGATCCGCCAGGACCAACGCCGCACCGCCCATGCCACGCCGCGCCAGTTCGCCGAGGATGCCGGGAAGTTGGAGAGAGGTGACGGCCTGATCGCTCATGCTCGCACCTTCATCGAGTTTGACTCGACGGTAGCCCGCAAAACGGGCAAGGTTCCCGCATCTCAAGCCAGGAAGGGAATGCCATGCGCCGAGTTATGTTTTTGATCGTCCCGATGATGATGGTGTTGATGACGGGGTGCGTTACCGCTCGGAACTATCAGTTGACGACGGCTTATTCGGACAAGGACTTCGCGCCTTGGCAGGCCGATGGAACGGCCCTTCTCACCGGACAGGCATTCATGAAAACCGTCGGCGGAGACGTGAAGACCTGTGCCGGACAGGAGGTGTTTCTGATGCCGGGAACGGCCTACAATCAGGAGATCATGGGCCAGATCTTGAGGCCCGGTTCCGTGAATTTCAGCAACCGGTCCCCCGAGGCAGACAAATACAGCCGAAGCTCGGTTTGCGACGCCCAAGGCAATTTTTCGTTCGCCAATCTTCCCGCCCTCAAGTGGTATGTAATCGTCGATGTGACGTGGGGCGTTCCCACTCAGTACGGCATCAATTCTCAGGGTGGCATGCTCACCAAGTTCATCGCCCTGAGCGACGGGGCCAATAAGGTGATTCTGACCGGCCAAAATCTGGCTCACTGAGACGGTCATCATCGCGCATCCTCCACCCGCTTGCGCCAGGACTTGAGGGCCTCGGTGACCGTGTTGGCCTGGATGGCCGTCATCCACTCGGGATCATCCAGGCCGGTCATGCGCTTGACGAAGGCCAGCAGCGAGGCGCGGGTGGGCGTTTCGGGGATTCCGGACTTACACATGTCCGACCAGATCGCGAACACCTTGCGCACATGGGCCTTGCCGGAGGGCTTGCGTGAGGTTGCCGCGCCGCTGGAGCCCTTCGGAGGCGTCCACCCGAGCCGCTGGAACTCGGCCAGCACTGCCGCCAGTTGGTGGTCCTTGAGGTCGCGCGAGCTGCTCTTGCCGGTGAGGCGCTCCAGGATCTGCCGATAGGTCGCATCGTCGAGGCCGAGCTCCTTGGCGGCGATGTGGATCTTGGCCAGCATGGGATTGCGGTTGCTCATGACTTCCTCCGATTGACATGCCACAGGGCAGCGGCCGGCGGATGGCCACGTTCCCAGACGAACCATGCGTGAGCGGTAGAGGCACCGTTCTTGCGGGCCTCGGGCGGAATATCGATGCGCCAGCATGTGGCACGGTTCCGGCAGACGTAGATCCTGGCCGGGGGCAGCTCGGCCCAGAATGAGGTTCGGTCTTCCGACTCCCACCAGGCGAAGCGCTGGAAGCAGACGACCTTGCGCGCTCCCAGTTCGAACGAGCGGCGGACGAATTCCACAGCCTTGGAGAACGGAGGGTTCATCAACACCGAAAATTCGCGATGGGCGATGCCGGCGGGCGGTGACCAGGTCAGGAAGTCGATGCCATGATCGCCTTCGGCATAGCCCCAATTATAGAGGTCCATGGCATAGACGCCGTAGCCCCGACGGGCGGCTGCCTCGGCAAGCACACCCCGGCCGCAGCAGGGATCGAACACCACGGGCGTCAATAGCTCCACGTCGAGGATGGACTCGGCCGCCCATTCGTCGGTCTCGAACATCTCGGCGGCTTTGGCCAGATCGGTATAGTCGGACCATGGCCAGGGGAACAGATCGGCGGTCATATTCGGTCTCTCAAAGGGAGGTCATTCAGACTGCGGAGGCCGCATCGTCAAACAGGTCTGGAGTGCGGTCGCAACGCTCGGGCAAACCCTCGACGGTGAAGGCGGTGCAGCGGGGCTGGCCATCGGCGCCGAACAGCCAGGCGATGGGATATCCCTTGTCGGCGAAGGCGTAGGCCATGGACGCCGCCAGGATCGGGCATCCGTCCCCCAGGGCTGGATCGGCGCGGACGGCGGCATCACGGGCGCAGTCGGAGCACCACGCCTCGTAAAACAGCTCACCCTCAAGCCCGTTGGAGGGCACGTATCTTTTCCCGGCCCGATCAGCAAAGGCGGCCGCGAGATCGGTGGGATAGATGGCGCGGCCGGTCATGACAGCAACCCCGCCACCTTGTTGCCGGCGGCGACACCGGCGTTGACATCGATGTCGGCGGCCGCGCGGTAGCCGTGGTGCGTGGCGTCACGCTTGAAGGCGCCTGCGGCCGGCGCCAGGGCGCGCGACCGACCGAACTTCATGCCCTTGTCGGCCAGCTTGAGCTTGAGATCATCCTGGTTGGCCAGAATCAGCGCGTTTGCCCGGTCACCATCCTGGAGACCGCCGTAGCGGCGCCAGAGGCCATTGGAGAGCTTGCCCCCCAGACCGGCCGCAAGCCCCTCCAGGAAGGCCTTGACCGCCTGGTTACGGGTGCTGACCTTGCGCCGCCGCTGGTAGACCCCGGAGGCACGGAAGGCGGTCAGGGCCTGATCGCAGGCGGCGCGCAGCACGTCGTGGACGTATTCGGCCACCAGCACGTCCTGGGCGCGGCCGAAGAAGGTGAAGGCCCAGGACCGGCCATCCTGGACGTACCAGCCCCGGCAATCGGCGAAGCGGGCTACCGCGAACCAGACCTGGTCAAGCGGCGATCTCCGCCCCAGGCCGATGGTATGCTCCGAATATTCGGCCTCCTCCAACTCGTCCTCGGCGATGCCGTGGCGAGACAGCAGCTCCGCCATCTTTTCGGTGGCGGCGATGGCCTCGTCCTCGGTGCAGCCGTTATCGACCGTCTTGGCCTTCAGCGCTCGCAGGACGGCGCGGATCTTGTCGAGGTCAGCCATGGTCAGCGTCCAGCCATGAGACGGGCACGGGACGGGAGCGGTATGGCACCGGACCCATGCTGGGACGGAGAGGCCGCGACGGCCGCACCGATGGATTTGACGATCAGTTGGGCAAGCGCGCTCGTTCCGACGGTGCCCCTGTACTGCCCATTCAAGGCATCCGGATCATGGCGCGAAAAGAACGACTGGATGGCTGTGACGGAGTCCGGATTGCTTTGAGCGGCGATGGACGCCGCCTGCAGGATAACGGCGGTCGCGGCGCCGGCTTTGGATTCGTAGGCATGGCCGGCGGCGATAACCCCGCTTCTGGCCGCCGTGCTGGCGCCCTTGACGATCCGTTCCAGGGTGATCAAAGCCAGCGTCTGTCCTGGAGCCATCCTGTCCTTCTGGATCGGATATTTCGGAATGGACAGGCGGCTATCGTCGCACAGGTGTTGAACTTCAAGCGCCAACGGCTCGCGGGCGGCCAAGCGAGCATGAAACAGCGTATAGGGGTTGACCTGCACACGGACCTGGTTGGTCGAGACGAAGATCTGCGCCTGCTCGGCCACCGTCGCCTGATGCACGACGATGCAGGGGACTGTCTTGATGCCCAGCCGCCGCGCGGCCTCGACCCGGTGCTGGCCGTCGATGATCAGCCAGCCATCATCTTTTTGGGTCACCAGGGCGGTGCCGAAGCAGGACCACTTGAAATGCTGGACGATCTGCTCGATGGCCACCTGGCTGCGGCGGCTGTCGATCTTACGCTGGTAGGTCTCGTCAACCGAAAGCAAGCCGACGGGCAGCCACCCCAATTCGGGGCGGTGGCCATAATCCCTGGTATCGTCGAGGGTTCGCGTGTCCATGGTTAGCATCCTCCTGGATTGCGGTCGTGGATGGTGTTGACCAGGGCGGCGATCTCCGTCCACGCCACCCCGGCAACGACAGCGGCCTGAAGCACCACCTGGAGGTCCGCCTTGGGATCGATCCTGGCCTCGGCCACCACCTGGGCGGCGGCGATCCGGCGCAGCTCGACGCCGGCCTGGGCGAGGCCCTTGGCGGCGGCGCTGTTGCCCGCGCGGTTGAGGTAGGCGCGCAAGGCGATGTCGAAACCGAGATAGGCTCTGAGCATCTGTCCCATGGTCGTTCTCCTGGATGGGAGGGTGGGCGGCGGGCTGAACCCCTACGGTCGTACCGTCCCTCAAAAGGTGCTGGGGGCCTTGCGAGCCGTACCAGACCGCCCTGGGTATCCCTTGCTGTCAGTCGGCGGTGGCGCCCAGGGCCTTGGCCAGCTCGTAGACCCGCTTGCGCACATCCGGATCGGCGATGTTGTAGTAGGCCCGCACCAGTTCCAGGGTCTCGCGCTTGGCCATGGGGTCGGGCTCGAACGTGGCGGGGGCGGACTCGTGGCCACCGGTGCCCTTGATGACGTTGACCGGGCTCTGATTCTGGGTGTTGTCCGACATGTCGTCGAAGAAGTAGGACACCGGCACATCCAGCATGCGGGACAGGTCGAACAGCCGGCTGGCGCCGATGCGGTTGGCGCCGCGCTCGTATTTCTGAACCTGCTGGAAGGTCAAGCCGATGGCCTCGCCCAGCTTTTCCTGGCTCATGCCCAGCAAGGTGCGGCGCAACCGCATGCGGGCGCCCACATGGACATCGACCGGGTTGGCGGTGCCGTCCTCAAGACGGCCACGGGTGCCGGTCTTGCGGGTGGCGTTGATGGGGGTGGTCATGATATTCATGGTGCTCTTCTCCTGAGATTGCGGCCATGGGCCGCTGGTTAAGGCCGATCCCGGTGCAACGGGGTCGGCCAAGTTCATTCGGCCGCCTTGATCTTGCAGGGCGGCCACGCCGGAACATTGGACTCGGCGCAGGCGTCGTGGGTCTGTTCGGCCCAGGCGGTGTAATCGACCACCTCGCCGGCCTCGCCCGGAGCGGCGGGGGTGAACTTATCGCCGCCCACACAAGCCACGCAGGGCTCTCGGCCGGGGACGTAAGGGCCATGCCAGCACTCCGGGCAGGCGGGGAAACGGCGGGAATGCTGGGCCATCATGCGGCCTCGATAGCCAGGATGGCTTCGGGCTCCGCCCCCAGCAGACGCTGGGCGCAAAGGGCGAGGTCGAGCGCGACCTGCGGGTCACCGCCGGGGAGCTGCAGGTGGCCGGCAATCCGCGCCAACAGGTCCACCACCTGGGCGTTGACCTGTTCGGCCTCCTCGACCTGACGACGCAGGCTGTTGCGGGCGAAGGCCTCTGGCCCCGGCTCGACGGCGGCCAGATCCAGCGGGATCATTTTCCAGCCGGCATCCTTGTGGTTGCGACGGTAGATGCGGATGTACCGCTTCGACCCCACCACGCGGACAGCGTCGTCGATGGCGCGGGTGAAGTCCGGCCAACGCGGATCGTCCACCTGCATGCGGCGCAGCGCCAGGATGGCCCGCACATCGACCTTGCCCTCCTGATCGACCTTGAAGGCCCGGGAGATCAACGTCATCAGGAAGGGATCGACCCCCTCGCCGCGCTCGGTGATCATGGCGTCCAGCACCGCCTTGGCCGCCTGCAGCTCGGGACCGAGCACGATGCGGTCGGAAACGGCCACCTGCACCTTCAGCAGGCCGTCGAAGCTGACGAAGGTGCGGTTGCCCTTGGTCTCGCGCGGCTCGACGCCGTAATCCTGGGCGATCAGCGCGTCCAAGGCGGCGATGTCGGCGTCGGTGTGGGCCGCGAAGCGTACCAGCTCGGCCGACAAATCCTCGGCGTAGCCGGCCACCTTGCGGACCATGTCATCCATCAGCAGATCCATGGGCTTGATGTTGGACGCGGCAGTCAGGTCGCCCTGGGCGTTACGGAGGTACAGGACGCCGCCGATCTCGATGGCGCCGGGAATGGATTTAACGGGGGCTTGAATGGTCATTGAGGGGCCTCTCAGTGGGTCATGACGAAGATGGCGGCGCGCAAAGGCGCGGTCGCCCAGTGGATCACCGTGCGAACCGCCAGGCGGGCGCGGCGGAGGGGATGGCGGGAGGTCAGGCGCATTGGGCGGCCTCCTGTTCGAGGCGGTCGAGCAAGGGGGCGACGCGCTCGGCCATCTCGGATGCGGCGATGGTCTGGGCGACTAGGCCGATGGCCAGCTTGTTGACCAGGGTGCTGACCGGCAGATGGCTGGTGAGGCCGCCGATCACGCATTCAGCCGCGTGGAGAGACTCCTCGACGGTGACCGGGCCGCAGACCAGCTCGAACATCCTTCCGTCCGCCTTCACATCGGCGACGAAGTAGCGATCCTCGGTGTCGAGCAGCACGGCACGCTGACCGATACGGGCGACCGGCATGGCGGCGATCTCGCCGGCACTGTCGGTCCAACGGAAGATGGTGTCGCCGGTGAAGGGGAGCGCATTTGCTGCGCTGTGGGTCTTCGACACATTCATGCCGCATCTCCCCCGCCAGAGGTGCCGACCGGGCGGCGCATGCGGCTGCCGGTGGGGAAATTCACCACGTTCTCGGGGAGGGCAACGGACGGGGCGCCGGCCAGCTGGCGGGCATCCTCGGCGCAGGCGGTGAGGATGTCGCAGATCTCTCCGATGGCCTGCGGTTCCATCACGACGCCGGTAACCCGGTATTTCTCCAGCCAAAGGCGCAGAGTGTCGATGTTGTCACTGAGCATGGCTTCCCTCCTTGGGTCGGTTGGGGCAGGCCCCGCAAGCCGTCCAGGCCCGCAGTTCGACAGGGTTGGACATGGGCATGGGAGCGGTGGCGCGGTCCGAGCAGGCGCGCCGCGCGATATCGGTGCGGTCATGCGGGCACGGCACGCGGCCGGCCAGGGCTTCGAGCACCTTGGCTTCGATCCGGGAGGTATCCTCGGCCGGATATTTCCCCGACAGGGCCAACGACACGGCGGTGCGGGATATGCCGATCTTGCGCGCGGTGGCAGCCTTGCTGCCGGTCCGCGCCACATCGTTGGCGAGCAGGATCAGCCACGACATGGCATCACCTCGCCGGTATTCGGGTCGAACACGGTGCCGTCGCGGCGCGGCATGGGCGGCAATGGGCCGGTATCGCGGATCAGCGACCACCGCAGGTATCCATTGCTGGTAAGGCTGGTACCGGGCTCGCGCCGGGGCAGCCGGGTCAGATAGCCGGCGCGCTCCAGTGCCCGGATGTAGCTGCCGGCGGCGGTGTCCGGGCTTTTCTCGCCCTTGGCCGCAAGTTCCAGCAGGCCCGGGATCGAGAATTTTCGCTTCAGCCGCATCCCCCGCCACAGCCGGCCGCGAAAGGAATTCCGCGCCGGCCGCTTGCGTTCCATCGGCCCGCGCGGGCCGGACTTGATCTCGATCCCCCTGGCCTGGGCGTCCACGCCCTCGGCGGTGGCGCGGAAGCATCCCGCCTCGATCCGCACCACCAGGGCGCGGTCGATCAGCCGGGCGGCGGCGCTGGAGATTTGGCGGCGCCCGAGTTCCAGGCTGTCCGCCAGTTGGTCCAAGGTGAGGCATCCCCCCGCCGCCAGGGCGTTAAGGATCGCCGTCTGGTGTCCGCGTTCGGGCGTCATGTTAACGCTCCACCCGGACCAGGATGGGCTTGCCGGTGGCGCGATCCGTCAACAGGGCTTGGCCCTCCATCAACGCGCAGTCGATGGTCTTGCCGGGATTACGCTTGCCGAACCGCTCGATGGAGGCGATGCCTTCCTTGACCTCGCGGGTGAAGCCTTTCGCCTCCTTGTGCAGGAAAGCGGTCAGGTCGGTGGCCACCGGCACCTCGCACAATCCCTTGACCAGATTGGTTACGTCGGTCAGCGGGCAGGGCTTGAACTCCACCGGCTGCGCCACCCGGCTCAGGATCTGGGGGAAGCGGCTGAGGTTGTTGCGGATGCGCCCCATGCCGACCAGGACAAAGGGGATTTCCAGCATGTCCGACAGGTCGCGCAGCGTTTCCAGGATCTCGCCCCGGCGGCTGATATGGTCGGCCTCGTCCACCACCACCGCGAAGGTGGTGCCATCGCGCTCCGCCGCACGGGCTTGGCCCGACAGCGCCGCCAGGGCCTGCTTGTACATGCGCTCGAAGCTGTATTCCGGGGTGATCTTCAGGGTTTCCAGCAGTTCGCGCAGCATCCAGCCCGGCGTCCATTCCTTCTTGGCTCGCAAGTAGACGCCGCCTTCCTGGACGACCCAGCGATAGACGATGGTGGTCTTGCCCAAGCCGGGCTCGCCGTCGACCACCAGGAAGCACGCCTCGGACGCGCCACGGTCGGCCAGCGCCAGCAGGCCGGCGAGGAAGCGGGTGGAATTCTCGGTCTTGACGAAAGTGGGGATCATCGTGATAGGTTCCTCTTGTTCGTGACGTGTTCGGTTACGCGGCAAGGGCTGAGAGCGCGCCAACGTCCAGCCCCTGCATTTCCAAAAGCATTCTGAAAGTTCGGTTCTGCGCCTTGCGGCGCAGTTCCGTCCTGTCCGCGTCGGTGATCATGTGCGGGTTGTCGAGCAGCCAGCGCACCAACGACACATCGTCGCCGAAGGTTGGCCGCTGGCCCGAAGGGACAGTCTCCACCTCTGCCGCTGGGGCCGCCTTGGCCTCAAGCCGGGCGTATTCGGCCTCGGCGGCGGCGGTCTGTTCCGGCGTCAGCATCGGCATTGGGGTGTCCGGCTGGTGGTCGATCAGGGTGCCCGGCCGCAGCTCGGCCAGGGCGACCTGACGATGGTTTTCCAGCCGTGCCAGCTTGCCGGCGACGCGCTCGCCCTCGGCTTTCTGAGCGAAGGCCACAGGCACATACGAGGTCATGTGGCCGTTCCACTTGGCCTCGCAGACATAGCGCCCGTCCAGTAGCGACACCGTCACCGCATTGGCATCGTGGATGTCGTAGGCCACCATCACTTCTTCGCCATGGAGGTATTCCAGCTCGGGAGCGAAGTACTCGTTACCGATCCACCGGATCAGGGCACGATTAACGGTACGGCGGACCGCCGGTCGGAACAGCGTCCGAGCCTCCTCGGCCGGAATCGGATCGGGCGTCCAGCCATCGGCAACGGCCTTGTCCCATTCTTCGCCCGGGGTCATGTGGCGGCGCTTGCCGGTGTCCGGATCGACGATCTTGGCCAAGCTGGAATGAGGCCGGGCGTTGTAGGCCACCATGGCGGCGTCAATGTCGGCGATGAACTCCGTCCACGAGGTCAGTAGGCGCGACGCGCCGGTGGCCTTGATCTCGGCGCGGGTCACCTTGAAGGCATGGCGCCGGGCGTCTTGATCCATGCGTTGTCCGACATAGGTGGGACGCTGTCGCGCCGCCTTGTGCAGCACGGAACTATTGAAGCGCTCGACCACGCCACGGGCCTGGGAAGACCATGGCGCCGAGTTGAGCTTGGTGATCGACAGCCGTGCCGCCAGGCCGGTGACATCGTCTTCCCAGGTGTTGTTATTGATGCCGCCGCCGTTGTCGTAATACAGGATGGCGCTGAGGGTGTTGGTGGTCACCGCATGGCAGTAGGCGTCCGCGACCGACCAGGTGTTTTCGGCGAGCGCCGCCGACCAGCCCACCCATTTTCGGGTGTACACGTCCAGGATGACGGTGATCTCCGGCCGGAATGGGCGCCCGTGGATGGGGTGTGCGACTTCTTGCTTGTAGGTGTGGCCATCGCCGATGAACACCGCGCCAGGCCACAGTTCCGAAACATCACGCGCCACATACGCCTTGAGGGCTTTGATCGCGCGGGCCCCCATGCGCCCCATATTGCGGCTGATGGCATCGAGTCGACGCAGGAACCGATAACACTGATCCTTACTCGGCCTGACCTCTCCTGCCGGCCATGCATCGAGTACCTCCGGGATACCGGGTTTGGCCGGGCGGCCGTACAGCCGCATGAAGGTCGGAACCCATGGCTGGATCGGACCTTCCGCCGCCGCCTTGGGAGCAAGGGCCGCCACGTTTCCGGTGGCCTTGCGACGATCTGACAGCCACCGCTTGAGCGTGCGCACCGACAGGCTCCGGCCCTCGCTGGAGCGGGTATTGGCGATAGGAACCAAGCGCTGAAGCTCGGGAGCCAAGCCGCCCTCGGAGGCCAATTCGACCATACTGTTGATGGCGCCCGTGACGCTGGCTCCCATCAGCACCAACCGGTCGATCTCCGCTAGCAACGCGGCGCGGGCCTCCATCGGGCCGCGCTGGTAGGTCTTAAGATCGGTGACGGCGGGAAGGTCGAGATCAAGCTGGACCGGATCTGCCCTGGTGGTCAGGGACTTGCGGGCCACCGCCTCGCGCACCGGCTTGGGCAGCGCCGCCAAAGGGTATTCCCAGGCCCGTGAACTGTCCGTCCGGCGGCGCCCGCCCCAGCCCAGCCGCTTGGCCAAGCCGTTGATGCCCTGCTCGGTCTCCGGCCAGCCCCGCAGACCCAGCGCCTTGATCGCCGAGGCCGGCAGCTTCAGCCGGGCGAGATCGGCCGCGGTCGGTGCATCAACCATGACGCGCCTCCCGCCGGAACAGTGGCAGGCTGGCGACAATACGGCGCTGTTCGCCACGGGCGTATTGGATGAACAGCCGCAGCCGGTCCAGCCGTGCCTTCTGGATCTCCCAGCCCTCGGCCACGGTGCAACCGGCCGCTTCGGCCAAGCCCTGCAGCAGGATGGAATTGCCCAGGGCGATGCAGAATGCCGGAACCAGATCGGCGGGAAAGTGATGGGGGCGGCTGGCGCCGGTCCAGCTATCGATCATCGCTTTGGTGATCGTCCGGCCCGCCGGAACGCTGACCGCGCTGGCCAGGGCATCGCGGTCGGCGAAAGGACCGGCCTTGATGGCGTCATTAAGCAATGACCGCAGGCGCTGCTCGAAGTTCAGGGCGCCGGGTTGGGCTGATGCGGGGATGGGGGCAGGGATCAGTTCGGCGCCGGGCAGATCCAGCAGGGCCAGGAAATCGGCCTGCCTCGGATCAGCCGACCGCCGGCCCTTGAGGGCTCTTTGGGTCAT